GCCAACGACTCGGGCGACTCGAACTTCCGGATGGCGTACCAGTTCATGGGCGCCACGCCGGACACGTCGATCGACGTGCCGGGCAAGAACTCGACGACGTTTGCGTCGGCGGCCACGGTCCTGGTGTTCCGAGGTGTCGACAAGACGACCCCGCTCGACGGGGTCACGGTCTTGACGGCGACGGGCACGGACGGGTCGCAGGCGAACCCCCCGGCGATCACGCCGAGCACTGCGGGCGCTTGGGTCGTCGCCGGTTACGGCGGCGTCGGTGACACGACACCGCAGGCGAAGACCGCCCCGGCGAACATGACGGGTGGTGTGCAGGCCCGTGAGGGCGGCACGACGTGGGGTTGGATCTCTGGCCTCTACTACTACAGCGGCTGGACGTCGGGTTCGTTCGACCCGGACGCGTGGAGCGGCGGCGAAAGCCCGACGACGCAGTCGAACGCCTCGGCGACGGCGGTGCTCCGCCCGGCTTCGGGGACGACGGTCACGGCCGGGCACGCCTCCGGCACCGGTACGGCCAACGGTGCGACCATCACGATCTCGGGTGCTGCCACTGCCGCCACCGGCACGGGCACCGCCGACCCGGCACAGGCGACGATCCTCGGCGCTGCGACCACCGCCACCGGCCTCGGCCAGGCCCTCGACGCGACCGGCACCGTCGCCCCGTCCGCCATCGAGGCGGCCGCGACCGGCACCGCGACGGACCCTTCCGGGACTGTGGCGCCGGCGACCGGCACCGCGACCGGCACCGGGACGGGCACCGACCCGTCCGGCACGACCCAGACCAACGCCACCACGGCGACCGCCACCACCGCAGCTGGCGACCCGGCGACCACGGTCGCCCCGTCCGCCACCGAGGCGACGGGCACCGCCACGGCGTTCGACGCCACCGGGTCGACCGCGACCCGCACCGACGCCAACGCCACGACGGCCACGGCCCTCGGCGCCGCCGATAATGCGACCACCACGGTCGCCGCCACGGCCACCACCGCGACCGGTACCGGATCCGCCGAGACCCCGTCGGCGACGGTCGCCACCCCGGCGACCGCGGCGACCGCCACGGGTGCGGCCGAGCCGGCCACGGTCACCACCGGCACCAGCACCACGGCCGGGACCGGGAGCGGCACCGCGACGGGCGAGGCGGCCACCGGGACGGTCAGCCCGGGCGCAGCGGCCGCTACCAGCACCGGCACCGCGGTCGACGCCACGGTCACGACCGGCACCAGCGCCGCCGCCGAATCGGCCGCCGGCTCTGGGCAAGCAGGGTCATCGACCCACGCAGTTGCCGCTCGGGCCGACACGGCAACCGCAGCCGGCGTGGCAGCAGCCGCAGCGGTCACCGCCACAGCTTCGGTTCCCGCAGGGGTTGCGTCGGGCTCAGGTTCCACCCACGACGCCACTGTGGGCGTCACGACAACCCCGACGACAGCGGCCGGCACCGCCAGCGCCGTCGACGCGTCACCGGCGGTCGCGACTGGCGGCACGTCAGCCCAAGGATCTGGCGCTGCCGATGACGCATCGGTCCAGACGTTGGTGCCCGGGGTGGCGAACGCTGGGCAAGGGACCGCCACCGGGACGGCTTTCGACGCAACCGTCCCCCGACAACTCGGCCCACTGGTTCCAGCGCTGCGCGCCGACCGGCCAACCCGGACCTTCACACGACGTCGTGTGCGAGTCATCGTCGGGTATCGCCTGTACACACGCCGCTCGTTCGGCGTCGTACAAGCGACGGCGACAAGTCGCAGCTACCACGAGCGGCAAGTACGCGTCGCGTTCACGCAGATTGCTCGCTCAACTTCAACAGCAACAACTGTCCTGCGTACCACTCAGCGAGCACGGCTAGACGTCCGTTGCAACACCGGTCATGTCCGCACCAGCGCGACCGACGCCTTCATCCGTGCCGAAGACGCCGAGCTCGAGCAGTTGATCGCCGCCTTGGTTGCCTTATGACCGTCCAAATCATGGATGCACGCGCCGAGACGTACACCGCTCCCCAGGGGGTCCGCACCGAGGCGCGCCGAGCGTTGGCATGGATCGCCGCCGGCCATGCCGGTGACGGCTTCACCGATGTCGGCCGTAGACGTGCAACTCAACTCGCGAACGGCGAGCCAGTCAGTTTGGACACGATCCGTCGGATCGCCTCCTACCTGGCTCGACACGAGCGCGACAAAGACGCCGAAGGATGGCGTCCTGGTGAACCCGGCTACCCGAGCCCTGGTCGCGTGGCCTGGGCTGCGTGGGGTGGCGACCCGGCGGTGCCGTGGACCCGAAGGGTCCTGAGTGCCGCCGACGAGAAGTCTGATCAAGCCGCGCACGACCATCGGGGAGGACCCGTGGATCTGCACACCCGCTCGTACAGCTTCGAGGCCCGGTCGGATGACGGTCTGACCCTCGAGGGGTACGCAGCCGTCTTCAACAGTCCGACCGAGATCGTCGACTTCGAGGGTGCCTACGAGGAGACGATCCTCCCGGGGGCGTTCTCCCGGTCGTTGTCGAAGCGGACTCCGGTACTGCAGTTCGACCACGGGCAGCACCCACTCGTCGGGTCGATCCCGCTCGGGTCGATCGAGACGTTGACCGAAGACGATCATGGCCTTTTCGTACGGGCTCGGCTGCACGACAACTGGCTCGTCGAACCGGTGCGCGATGCGATCCGTAGCGGCGCGGTCGACGGGATGTCATTCCGGTTCGCCGTCCGGGCACAGTCCTGGAATGAATCTCGGACGGTCCGAACGATCCGTGAGGTCGAGCTGTTCGAGCTCGGCCCGGTCGTGTTCCCCGCCTACAAGGACACGACGGTGGGTGTGCGCAGCGACCTCGCTGCTGCCCTCGCCGACCCAGACGGTCGCGCCGAGCTCGCCCGAATCCTGATCGCCGGTGTCGACCCGTCCGTGGCTGCGGACCTGTCGGACACCGACGCTGCCGGTCGCGGCCACGACCCGGCACCCGACCTCCCCACGACGGAGGCAACGGAACCCGACCACGCCTCGGGACGCAACCTGACCCTTGCACGCCAGCGCGTGCTGTCACTCCTAGAGAGGCTCCCATGAACATCCACGAGACGCGGTCGGCCGTCGAGTACCTCGACGCCTGCCTCCGCGACATCGCCGAGCGGGGTCTCGCCGAGGAGCAGGAGGCGTTCGACGCCGGCCTGACCCTCCGCGACGACCTCGTCAAGACCATCGAGCGCCACGAGCAGATCTCCAAGCTCGCCAGCCTGCCGACCCACGTCGAGCAGCCGGCGGGCCCCCAGGTGATCCGCAAGGCCGAGCCGACCGACGTCATCGAGGACCGCTCGGCGACCCGGACCCAGCTCGCCGACGCTCTGACCCGTTCGGTCGAGGGGCTCGTCGGCCCCGACCAGGTCGACCACGTCCGCAAGCTCGCCAAGCGGCACGGCAGCGACCGCGAGTGGGTCCGCCAGATGGTGGTCCGCTCGTCCGACGAGTACGTGTCGGCGTTCCAGAAGGCCCTCGCCGGCCGGGCGTGGGACTTCACGCCCGAGGAGGCTCGGGCCATGAACGTCTCCACGAACGGTGACGGCGGCTTCGCCGTGCCGACCCACCTGGACCCGACGGTCATCCTGACCAACGACAGCGACGGCCAGGACCCGATCCGGGCGATCAGCCGCCAGGTCACCCTCACCCAGGGCAACGTGTGGAACGGCGTGACCAGCGCCGGTTCGACCGCCTCCTGGGACGGTGAGCTGGTCGAGGTCAGCGACGACACGGCCACCCTGGCCCGGGCGTCGGTGCCCCTCTACTCGGCCCGGGCGTTCATCCCGGCGTCGTTCGAGGCGTTCGCCGACATCGCCGGCCTGGCCGACGAGGTGCTGATGCTGCTCCAGGACGCTCGCGTGCGTCTGGAGGCCACGGCCCACGCCACGGGTTCGGGCTCGAGCCAGCCGACCGGCATCTTCAAGGCGATCGACGACGGTGGCAACGAGACCGTCTCGACGACGGCTGCGACCATCGGGCTCGTCGATCTCCACGCCGTGTACGAGGCCGTCGGCGGCCGCTACCGGCCGAACGCCCAGTGGGTCATGCACCCCGAGTGGCTCAACGAGATCCGGGAGCTCGGGACCGCCGTGTCGGCCTCGTTCACCGGTGACCTGCGTGACGCGCCGACCGGCGTGCTCCTCGGCCGGCCGGTGGTCGTGTCCGACGACGCGCCGAACACCAAGACCACCACGGCGCTCGACCAGCGGATCGTGTTCGGGGACTTCTCGAACTACGTCTGCGTCGACAAGCCGGGTTCGGCGACGGTGGAGTTCATCCCGAACCTGTTCAGCGGCACCAACGGGCGTCCGATCGCGGCGCGCGGCTGGATGCTGTTCTGGCGGACCGGGGCCGACTCGGTGAACGACGCAGCGTTCCAGCTGCTCATGGACAAGACCTCGGCCTAGCCGAGTTCTCAAGTCCTGAACTGGCCGGGTGGGCGATCCTCACCCGGCCCGTTCACCAGGCTCTCCGACCGCACGGCGGGCCCGGTGAACGACAAGAGGGGGCATCTAGATGATCGTTCGTGTCAAGCCCGACAAGTTCGGGGTCGGCTACGTCGTCACCCACCCGGACGGGTACTCGGTGGTGTTGACACCCGGCGACGCCTACCCGGACGACGACCCGCTGGTGCGGGAGTTCTCGTGGGCGTTCGAGGTCGACAACGTCGTCGAGCAGGCATCGGCGGCGCCCGGCGAGAAGCGTGCGTCGACTCGCCGACCCAAGGTCGGCTGATGGCCCGCCGCAAGGATGTGCCGCGTCGTCCGACGACGTGCGTCGCGTTTCTACACGCGCCGGATGTCGCAGCGAGCTTCGCCTACAGCCTGGTCCGGCTGATGATGTACGAGACGGCCCGCACCCGGGTGCCCCCGTACCTGATTGCGCAACGCTGCCCGTCGGGGCAGCTCGTCGACATGCGCAACCGGGTGGTCCGCCATTTCCTCGAGACCGAGGCCGAGTGGCTGCTGTTCGTCGACGCTGACATGGGATTCCCCGCCGACGCGTTGGAACGGCTCTTGGCCGCCGCCGACCCGCACATCCGACCGCTGGTCGGCGGTCTGTGTTTCGGCCAGTGGGCCGACAACGAGCACTTCGACGACGCGACCCAGGCGGTCCACACCCGGGCGTTCCCGACGATCTACCAGTGGAACGAACGGCGCGACGACCAAGACGACCTGGTCGAAGTGGGGTTCTCGGTCGCGCAGACCTATCCGGGCGACGAGCTGGTCGAATGCTCGGCGACCGGCGCCGCGTTCTTCATCGCTCACCGGTCGGCGCTCGAGAAGATCCGTGACGATGCGGGTGAACGGTGGTTCCATCCGGTCACCCATCCGGTACCGCCCCCGCACGGCACCGTGTTCTCCGAGGACCTGTCCTTCTTCATCCGTGCGGCCGCGTCGGGCCTCCCGTGCTTTGTCCACACCGGTGTGCGGACGTCGCACGCCAAGACCGTCTGGTACACCGAAGCGTCGTTCTCGGCGCAGGAGGCTGGCCGCTCGTTCGTGTCGCCCGACGGCACCCCCAAGGTCGACCCCGGGTTGCTCGCCGAGGCGTTGCGGTCGCTGCGGTGATCCCCACACCAGACGGGGTCCGCTACCTGCATCTCGGTCAAGGCGACCCGGTACCCAAGCCGTACCACCTTCGATGGCTCATCCCCCGCCTGTGCAGGGCCGATTTCCGGCGGTGGCGAGCGGCGAGCCTGGTGTCGTGGGCCCTGGCGACGATCATGGTCGGCCTGATGGCCCCGAGCTGGCAGACGGGCATTGCCGCCGCCGCTCTGTTCGCCGTGTTGCCAGGCATCGTCTACAACCTGCGGCACCCGATCCTCGTGGACCTGCCTGCCCTGGCATTGGCGGTCACCGCAGCGGTGCTCGCCCGCCACGGCTACCTCGAAACGGCCGTGGCGGTCAGCTTGCTCGCCGGGGCGTGCAAGGAACCGGCACCGCTGTTCGCGGCGATCTACGCCTGGAACCCGATCCTGCTCGTCGGCCTGTTGGGGCCGGCTGTCACCTCGCTGGTCAAGAAGGCTGGGTCGATCGACCGGGATCCGCTGCGGTTCTGGCAGGTCAGCGGCCGGGGCTACGACCCCGAGTTCGCCTGGATCCTGCGTCACCCCTTCCGGGCTGGTTGGAAGTATCACCGCCCTCTCTGGCTCGACGGGACCGTCATGGTGGCCCCGTGGGGTGGGGCGCTCGTCGCCGTGACTAACCCGTCTTGGCAGCTGCTCGCAGCATTGACGGTCGGGTATGCGCAGCTGTTGGTCGCGACCGACTCGGTACGGCTCTACCAGTGGGCGGCTCCGGTGGTGTGCGTCGCCGCCGCCACCGCTGTGCCGGTCACCTGGCTCGTGTTGCTCGTTGTGTTGTCGTGCTGGAACCCGCTCGCGGGGGACGGAGTCTGACGTGTCCATCATCACCACCAGCAACCTGAAGTCGTGGCTCGGCATCACCGACACCGTCGACGACACGACCCTCGGCTTCGCCGTCAACGCCACGAACCAGGCAATCGTCGAATACTGCGGCCGCAGCTTCGCGAAGACGACGTCGGGGCAGGAAACCGCACGCGTCTACCGGCCCGTCGACGACCAGGTCGTCTACACCGACGACTTCTGGCAGACCACGAACCTGGTCGTCAAGCAGGACACGACCGACAACGGCACCTACGACGAGACCTGGACGATCAACACCGACTTCGTGGTCGAGCCCCTCAACGGGCTTCTCCACGGCCGGGCCACCCCGTACTACCGGCTGCGTGCCGTAAGTACCCGCTGGTGGCGTCAGAGCCGCCGGCCGACCATTCAGGTCACTGCGGCTTGGGGGTGGAGCACGATCCCCGATGCGGTCACCCAAGCGGCGCTGATCAAGGGCGCACGCGTCTTCAAGCGCAAGAACAGTCCCGAAGGTGTCCTCGGCGGCTTCGCCGACTACGGCGCAGTCCGAGTCACGAACCGGGAGGATCCCGACGTGACGATGCTGCTCGCCCCGTACCGGCGGCCCGAGCTCGTCGGCCTGATCGGATGAGCACCATCGCGCAGGTCTCGACCGCTCTCGCTGCGACGCTCGACGACACCGGCATCCGGGTCTTCGATTACGTGCCCGACGACGTGAATCCCCCGGTGCTGTTCCTGTCTCTCGACGAGGTCCAACGCTCTGCGATGGGCCGGGGGACGATGATGCTTACCTACTCGGCGGTGCTGCTCGTCGCTCGAGCGTCGGACCGGGTCGGTCAAGCCGAGATCTATAAGTACGCCGAACCGTCGACCAGCCAAGCGAAAAGCGTCTGGGCTGCAGTCGACGAGAACCGCGGCCTCGGGCTGGGCGACGCCGACGCGAATGTCGTGTCGTGGCGCCAACTCGGGATCGACGAGGTCGCCGGTTACGGGTACTTCGGCGGCGTGTTCGAGATCCAAGTCGCTACCTCAGGAGTGTGACGTGGCAACCCTCGCCCTCATTGACGCGTTCGTGCACATCGCCGGATACGACTTCACCTGTGACGCCAACGAGCTGATGCTCTCGGCCGACGCCGAGGCGCTGGACGTCACGACGTTCTGCTCGGCCGGCTGGAAGACCCACATCGCCGGGCTGAAGACCTCGACGCTCTCGGTGGCCGGGTTCTTCGACTCGGCCGTCGACCAGGCGCCCGACCCGCAGATCTTCCCCAAGCTGGGCACACTCGACGAGGTGGTCACCGTCGGGGATGTGAACACCGAAGCCCAGGTGGCGTTCCTCGCGAAGCTCGGTAAGTTCTCGTACCAGCACGGCGGCGCGATCAACCAGGTGTACCCGTTCAGCGTGTCGGCGCAGGGCACCGGCAATCCCGGCGTGGTCCGCGGGCAGCTCGCCGCCAAGAAGCAGACCGTCGCTGCGACCGGCGCGACAGGCACGGTCGTCAACCTGGGGTCGGCATCCGGCAAGACCGTGTACGCGTCGCTGCACGTCTTCACCCGGGGTACGACCATCACTGTCGACGTCGAGGCCGACTCGGCTGCGAACTTCCCGTCGCCGACGACTGTCGCAACCTTCAACGGTGGTGCGATCACGGCCACGGGCGGCTACTGGCTGACGCCGACCGCCGGGACGTCTGACGCCTACTACCGCCTCAACGTCACTGCCGTCACCGGCAGCCACTCGATCGCCGGCGCTATCGCCGTCGTCTGACAAGGAGAACCCGTGGCAACCTTCGCCAACACCAACGCATACCTCTCGATCAACGGGACCGACCTCTCGGCCTACGTCCGCTCGGCGCAGATCACCGCCGAGGGTGAGGCCCTGTCGGCCGAGACGATGGGCGACAGCTGGACCGAAGCCGTGATGGGCCTGAAGTCGTGGAGCCTGGCCGTCGAGTTCCTCGACGACTTCGCCGCCTCCGCGGTGGACGCCACCACCTGGGCGGCGTTCAACACGGGCAGCACCGTCGCGGTCGTCTACCGGCCGGTCAACGCCACGGTGACCACCACCAACCCGCAGTACTCGGGGTCGGTGCTCCCGAACCAGTACGCGCTCGGCGGGCAGCTCGGCCAGATGGCCTCGAAGTCCCTGACCTACCCGGGCTCCGGGGCACTGGCGCGCGCGACCAGCACCTGATGCAGCGGCTCACGCCGCCCGAGTTCAAGAACCGGCTGCTGCGCCTCGGCGGCGACTCGGGCTCCGTGATGACCGTCGCCACCTCCAAGGCTGCACTGCACACGAAGAAGGCACTGGTGGCCACAGCGCGATCGCGCGTCAGGCGCACACCAGCTGCCCGGCCGTCGTGGGTGAAGTATGTCGTGGAAGGCAACCCCAACGGTGCCGTGGGCAAGCTGTACCCGCGTGGCGGCTTCGCGTATCTCGCCGAGCTGGGCTCCTACAAGAAGCCCGGTGGCTACCCCATCCCCCGCCCCGGGCGGCGCCGCCGTCGTCGCTCGCGCGGGTGGATCGGCCCGTTTCATCACCCGCCGATCAAACCGCAACCGTGGTGGGCGTCGGGCTGGGACGCGGCAAAGCCTGGCATCAACCGGATCTACTACGAAACACAAGTGAAGGAAGTGCGCAAGCATTTCTCCTAACCGAGGGGGCAACACATGAGTCTGCGGGACAAGATCCTGAAGGCAGCTGACCTTTCCCACGAGGACATCGAGGTGCCCGAGTGGGGTGTGACGATCCGTGTCATCTCGCCGACCGTGCGCGAGCGGGCACGGATCGTTTCTGCGTTCATGGGGCCAGACGGCCAGCCGGACATGGAGAAGATGTACCCGGCGCTGGTGATCGCGACGGCCTCGGACCCCGAGACGGGTGAGCGCCTGTTCACCGAAGACGACAGCGAGGCGCTGTCCGAGAAGTCCGGCAAGGCGATGGAGCGGGTCGCCCAGGCGGCGTTGCGCGTCTCCGGCATGAGCGACAATCCGGTGGAGCAGGGAAAAGAGCTCTGAGCCTGGATCGGGAGCGTCGCTACCTGATCAGGCTCGGCCGCCAGTTCCACATGACCCCTGACGAGCTCGCAGAGCGGCTGACCGTCGCCGAGCTCGTCGAGCAGATCGCGTTCGATCTGCTCGAAGCGGAGGAAGTTGAGCAGTGGCAGCGACAACGACGGAGCTGATGATCCGCCTTGTCGCGGACACCAAGGGATTTGCCGCCGAGCTGGGGGCGACGACCCGCGACCTCGACACGTTGTCCAGCCGAGCGATGAAGCTCGGCACGACGATGACCGATGTCGGCGCCCGCATGACGCTCGGGTTCACCCTGCCGTTCGTCGCCTCGATGGGCCTCGCCGTGAAAGCGGCGTCGGACCTCGAGCAGGCGGTCGGAGCCACCGAGTCGGTGTTCGGATCGGCGACTCGTGAAGTCGACCGCTACGCCCGCAACGCCGTGAACTCGGTGGGCTTGTCGGAGCGGGCATACCGGGAACTCGCTGCGGTCGCGGGCGCACAGCTCCAGAACCTGGGCGTATCCCAGCAAGACGCGGCCAAGCAGGCCGACGAGCTGATCCGCATCGGCGCCGACCTCGCCGCCACGTTCGGTGGCACGACCGCTGACGCGGTCAGTGCGCTCGGTGCTGCGTTCCGCGGTGAGGCCGACCCGGCCGAACGGTTCGGCCTGCGGTTGAACGTGAACACGGCGAACGCCAAAGCCGTCGAGATGGGCTTGGCGAAGACGACCGCGTCGGTCGATGCGCACGCGCGCCAACAGGCGATCATGGCCTTGATCGTCGAGCAGTCCGCCGGCGCCCTCGGCCAGTTCTCACGCGAGTCGGGCACGCTGGCGGTCCAGCAGCAGAAGGCCCGCGCCGAGATCGAGAACGCAGGGGCGAAGATCGGCCAGGTGCTGTTGCCGGCGGCCGCCGCAGCGATGAAGGCTTTCGGGGGTCTCGCCACGTTTGTCGGTGATCTGCCGGGCCCGTTGACGGCGGTGATCGTCGGTATCGGCGGGTTCGTCGCGGTCGCCGGACCGCTGATCTGGATCACCGGGTCGATCATCCAGAACGTGACGACGATGATCGAGACGTTCCCGAGGCTCGCTGGCGCTGCCCGCACGCTCGGCCTCGCGTTGGGCGCGCTCACCGCGGTGGCGGCGATCGCCACCGTCGCTATTGCCATCTCGCAGCTGACCAAGAGCAGCTACGACCTCGAGGACGTCACCCGTCGCCTCAGCCGCGTCAGTGATGACCAACTGGCCGGACTGTTTCGCCAGATCGCAGCGTGGGAGGCGTTCACATCCGGCGTCAGCGGGGCTGCTGGCCGTTTGACGGTGTTCCGAACGATCGCCGAGCAGAACGTCGGGACTGCCCAGCGGCTCATCGAGGCTTTGGATGCTCAGGGTGTCAACACCGACAAGTACCGCAAGATCCTCGAGGCAGAGATCGCTGCCCAGCAACAGGCCAACTCCGACACCGAGAACGGCCGCAAGATCATGGCCGAGATGGCGATGTCGACCGAGGAAGCTGCGGCGGCGGTCAAGGAGCTCAAGGACAACTTCGACACGTTGACGCAGTCACAGTTCAACGTGGAGCAGGCCACCATCAACATGGAGAAGGCGGTCGACAACCTGACCGGTGTGATCAACGCTGGCAAGTTGGAGACTCTCGAGGGCCGCCAGGCATTTCTCGACGCCAAGGAATCGGTCGCCTCGTACGGCTCGGCCGTCTACGAGAACGCGATGAAGTCCGGCAAGTCGATGCAGGAAGCCAAGGACCTGCAGCTGGCGGCGCTGCGTGAGTTCGCTGGCAGCCTTGCACCTGACTCGCCGTTGCGACAGTGGTTGGACGGCTACATCAACTCGCTGAACAACATCCCGACCGACATCACGACGAAGGTCCGCATCGAAGCCGAGCAGATGTACAGGCAGCTCCAGAGCATGGGCCTGACTGGTGAACAGGCTGCGGAGATGATGCGCCAGGCGCTGCAGTTCATGGTCCCCCAGGGGGCCACCGGCGGCATCGTGACCCGGCCGACGTTGGCGATGATCGGCGAGGCCGGCCCCGAGGCCGTGATTCCGTTGAACCGGGCGCCGGGCGCGTCGCCGCTCGGTGCGTTTGGCGGGTCGACGACGGTGGTGGTGCCGTTGGTGGTCGACGGCCGGGTCCTCGCTGAGGTGACGGCGTCGGAGTTGAACCGGCCGGGTGGCCCGGTGATCAAGCAGCGGGCGATCGTGTGAGCGTCCCGACTCCGATCGTGGAGTGGGCGCCGGCGAAAGGCCCGTACGAGACGGTCGACACCTACTACAACCTGGACGGTACGGCGGGGACGTTCATCACGACGCCCGATGCGGCGGCGTGGACGTTTGCGGGTACGTACCGGGTGATGATGCGGGTCCGGGCGACCGATTGGACGGCCGCGGCGACGCAGCATCTGGCGACCCATTACGGGGTTTCCGGGGCGTTCGCCTGGCGGTTCTCGGTGACGACGGCGGG